TCTATATAATAATCACCTACTTTACCTAGATCTAATGACGGTAAGCCAACATCTTGATACACTTTGCTAGGTGCTTCTTCCAATGACGTTAGCAAGTCTCTTTGTTGGGTTATAAGGTCATATATCGTAATTGATCTATAATCTAAATCGTCATTTGATACATTGTCGTCATTGTAAAAGTTAGTTGCAACTAAATCATTATAATCAACTCCAAATCCATCAACTCCAAATCCATCAACTCCAAATCCATCACCACCAGAACCATCACCACCAGAACCATCACCACCAGAATTACCATTCACTGCACTATTAGGTAATTCAACTGTTGGCACATCGCCATTACATACATTAGATAATTTTGATATTGCCGATGTTAATGGCGGTATTATAGTTTGTAATTTACCGGTTAATTGTGCTGGTACTGCAGCAAATTGCTTTAATGATGCAATTGCATTTACGATAGTAGCATCCTGAATAGCCGTTAGTTGAGTTGCAATAAATACCGGTGCTGTTACTGGATTACTTAATTGAGCTATAGTAATTGCAGTTTTAACTCCCTTTGCAATAGTTACCAATTTCTTAACCGATTCGATTGATTTCTGTATTTTAGGAATTTGAGCTTGTACTTGTGTTAATTGTTTTTGTATAGCTGCTAATTGATCTTTCATTTGGTTGACCCGGGGATCATCGCATTTTATATTAACCGGCAGTTTAGTTGAATTTTGTACAACTTTATTTACTTGAGTTAATAATTTATCAGTTTGAGTATCTATTTGTTTTATTATTATATCAACTGCTTTACCTGGTAATTTAGGTATAAAATCTAATGGTGGAACTATTGATGCCATAACGAATCCTTAATATGTATTTTTTTGTATGAAATATTTTGAACTTAAAAGCTCAGTTAATAATTTTTGAGCATCTTTTGCATATGATGCATTATTAATATATCCACCAATTGGTGCTAGAGTATCTCCAATTTGAACACTAGACTGTAATTGATTAATAATTTTTTGTAATATCTGCAATAATACTTGGCCATGTACCATTGATTCATTTGCTTCATCATTTCCTAATTTAACTTCACCTGTAGTATTCAATATAATACCAATTGGCGAATCTAAAACTACAACATCTGTTTTTGCTTTAAGAACAATTCGATCAGCAACCCCGATAAATTGTGATTTTGCAAATTCAGATTCATTAGGATAAATACAACTAAGTGAATTTCTTTTTTCTGCATTACCTAATAATAAATTAGGAATTTTTTGTGTGCTAGTTAAATATAATGATGCGTCGTCAATTTGAATATCTTCTGATACGAATTGTTTATTAGGAAGATTTTTACGACCATTTGATAATACGATTAATGGAGCTCCTTGTGCATTAGCCCCTTTCCATGGAACTGGTATGTTATAATGATCTTGTGGTCCGGTTAGATCAATTGTACTGCTAAAACGTATACTGTTACCCCATCTACCTTCAATTATAAAATCGCCTTCATATGGCTGTAAAGGGGAAACTGACTTGCGATCGAAATTTTTACCTGGTTTAATTTGATCAATCTTTTCTTGAGATAACGAATCAGATATTCCTGGTAACATGTTTTCGTTCATTGATGATTGCACATCAATCGATGTTACATAATACCAAACTTCCCGACGTTTAATCGATGTAGATTCCTGATTAAATGTTTTATAAATCAAAACAAATTCACCGACCATTGGAATTTGTTTAATATTAATATTAGATGGTTTAGCTAAAATTATTTTTTGATTAAAATATTTACTACATGATCTAACACGCAATGCAAATAATTCTGAAACATTGCTATTATCTTTATCGGGACCTATATAGTTATAAGTACGATCATATTCTAAAACTTCAGCAACATCAAACTCAACGCCATTAAACATTATTCATCCTTATTTAACTTAGACTTTGCCGCATTAATACGATCATTTAATAATGTGTCTTCTTGATTAATACTATCAATTTCATCTTCCAATTCTGCGGATAATGTAGTTTCTGCCAATCTTAAAAGTTGTTCTTTTTCTTCGTCACTCAATAAACCATCTGCGCCTGATATGGTTTGTTTGGTTGAAATGTAACGTTGAACAATCGCTGTTAATTTAACCAAGTGGTCATCATTCTTAACAGCGACATCTAAATATTCTTTAATTAATGGGACAATGACAGTTGCATCCGACGCATTGCGAATTAATGGCTGCAACTGTGCTATAAGCTGATTTATTTGTCTATCTTTTTTTTTGGAATTATGATAAACATCGGACATTAAATCAGCAAAACTGGTTCCTTTAAATAATTCATCGTTTTTGTCCATATGTAAATTCCTTTAATATAAATATCAAAAAGGCAATTTCACAAACTCTTCTCGTTCGTATTCAATAAACTTTTCGGTATATATTTGTTTCAATGTTTTAATAACACGAGTAATATTGTTTGTTTCTAAACCCGTACGTTCTCTTATAAAAATATACAAAGCTTTTTTATTGAAGTCTTCGATATTTTCTCTAGTTTCAAAAATATGAAGTACTGAATCTGCTACATGAATATCAGTAGAGTTAGTAAATATATAATTTAAATTTTCATAGCAATAATCGATATAGGCATCCATGAAATATTTTAATGTTTCTCGCATTTCAACATTATGCATTTCTGTGATTATATTTCTTTGTTCATCAATATCCAACTCTGTTTTATCAGATTTCAATTTACTATAAGCTTTTTGGTTCTCAGCTATAATATAATTAAAAGTAGTTCTAGTATAATATGAATATGCTTTTCCTGCATTTGGATTAAATTTATTTAATCGTTCTGTCAAATATGTTACAATGTCAGCCTGCAAATCTAGGAATGATGAATCGATATATGCTGGTTTCATTTTATTAATCAAATTTTCTGACAGTTTCATGAAAGCCGGATAAATGAATCTACGATATATTTTTTCTCGTAATATTGCATTATCTTGTACTCGATTATATGCTAATATTCCTAATTCGGTAATTTTTGTAAAGTAATTATTACTTTTCTTTGCTCGCTTCGCCATTGAATTGATCTTTAAGTTCGGTTATTGTTTGTAATAGTAATTGGAAAGTGGATCCGGTTTCATCTTCTGCTTCAAATGCACCTTTATGATCTACTTCTTTAAGTGTATTGTAAGCATCTTCAATTTTACCGTACATATATTCATTAGTTAATTCTAATTCTTCAATATATTCCTGAGCATCTGATACGGCGCCGGCCAAGTAATATGCTCGATATCCTAAATAACAAGCTACTGTAATACTCAATATTAATAATATGGATAATGTTATCATAATTAGTCGTTAAAGGCTTTAAAAATATCTGTTAATGATTTTTCAACATCTGGATTATTTTCTGCTAAGTTTTTTAATCCATTGCTTTTAGTTGCTTTACTTTTTTCAACAACCGGTTTGGGCGTATTTGATTTAAAGTTTCTCCAACGCTCGTATTCAATTTGAGATGCCATATGATCTGCATGGTGCAATAGTAAAGGTAAATTCGTTTTTAATTTAGCTTGAGCTGATCTAGCAACGAAATATGGTTTATTTGCATCATCATACATACCATCATGTATCTTAATCGATTGATATTCGGTCCATGACATTTTAACACCATATTCTTGTAACAACCAAATCGATAAATCTGGTACCATTGCAAACGGAATATTTTGATTATGTTTATACATTTTACCTTGGTTCTTACGATGCCAATCTGAAGTTTCTACCTGATATACTTCATTGCCTTCGCCCGGAAATCCTATCTTTCCTAAATCATGATGCATTGCCGCAAACACTAATTCTTCTTTAGTATAACCTGACATATCAGATCCCATTGCAGTCCAAGTAAAGTGTAATGATTCGGCACATTGAATAACTCGAAGTATATGATCTACATAACCTCCGGCAAATGCATTGTGATAATGTTCTACTCCCGAAGCCGGCATAAATACCATTCTTTCTTCGAACTCATCATACATTTTGTTTAATGCAACTTTACGAGTAGGAAACATTGTATCGACAATTGCTCTATATTCTTCCCAATTCGATTTGATTTTTTCTGCTTCTAACATAACTTATTTTTTAGATTTTTTTAACTTTTTAGGTTGCTCTGGCAAATACAATACTTCACCATTAACTAATCGATGCACACACCTGGAACATGTAATAGCTTCTGCTGCAAAGTCAACTCGTTCGCAAACAGCTCCACAATATTTACAGTCTAACTGCTTAAAACCTACTCGTCTCGTAACTAATTTTGGATTTTTCATTCCCTATCAATATAATATAATACTGATTCTATTTTTTTCATTGCTGCAGCTAAATTGGTTAATACAGATGCTTTATCTGAATTGTCTGCTTGTATTGCTCTACCAACACTTAAAATGATATCGCGAGCATCTGTCGCATCATCGGTAATTTTGTTTTTGTACTTGTAATGTGCCATAACTTTTACTTTTTATTTATTAATAATTAAACCTAAGATTTATCACATATATTATATGGGTATTAACCTTTTATATTATATATAAATATAATTAACCCAAAATCACAGCATTTTTTTGTGATAATTTAACTTGCAATAATGCTTGTTCTTTTGCCTTTGCTTCTATCACAATATCCAAATCTGAAACGCCATATGTATTAGGAGTAGCCAAAATATAATCGGAATGTGCTTGTTCTCGTATCTTAGTAAATTCGTTATACTGCTTA